CCGCTATCAGCCCGACCACCAAGACGGCCGGCGGCACCAGTTGGGCGAATGCCACGGCGCAAGAAATTAACGCCGACGTACAAAAGCTGTACAAGCAGCTTCAAACCCAAGCCAACGGCCTGGTCGAACTGGATACCAAAATGACTTTGGCCATCTCGCCAATCTCTGAGGTCTATTTGACCAAAACGACGGACTTCAACGTCAACGTCGCGGACATTCTGAAAAAGAATTTCCCGAACCTGACAATCAAGACCGCGCCGGAGTACTCCACCGTGTCGGGCGAACTGGCCCAACTGATTGTGGACGATCTGGAAGGCCAGCGCACCGCGTCTTGCGGCTTCACTGAAAAAATGCGGGCGCATCCGATTGTGGTCGGCGCTTCCAGTTTCAAGCAGAAGAAGTCGCAAGGCACCTGGGGCACGGTCATTTTCCGCCCGTTCCTGATTGCCCAAATGCTGGCAATCTAAGCAGCAACCCGGGGGCTTCGGCTCCCGGGCTTTTCACCATCTAGGAGAGTAACGAACATGGCTACCGCAAAAACTGTGCTGATTGGCTGCAAACTGCCCCACGGCCTCATTCTCGACCACCCCTTGGACGTGTCCAAGAAAGTGGAACTTGCCGGCTTGAACAAAGCAATCATCATTGGCGCCGATTGCGCCACGACCCCGGTCGACGGCGAGTTTTGGGAAACTTGGAAGACCGTCCACAAGGACCATCCGGCCATCAAGTCCGGCGCCATCTTTGAAGCCCGCACGACCGAAGAGGTCAAGGCCAAGGCCAAAGAATTGAAGGAAGAAAAAACCGGCTTTGAAGCCATGCCGCAAGAGGCAATGGGCGTCAAGGTTGCGAATACCAAAGACGACAAGGATTAACCACCATGACCGCCGTTGTCTTCGACCCGACCGCATTCAAAGCGCGTTACCCCGAATTCGCGGCGGTTGCCAATGCCACTTTGCAAGCCTGTTTCGATGAAGCGGGCTTGTATCTGTCCAATGCGGACAATTCGCCCGTGCAAAAGCTACCACGCCGGGCAATCCTTCTTAACATGCTAACCGCGCACATTGCCTTCATCGGGGGCGCCTTGAGTGCGGACAGCATGCCGCGGCCCGTGGGGCGCCTTTCGCAAGCGTCGGAAGGGTCCGTGTCCGCGGCCTTTGAAAATCTCGCGCCAGGCTCCGCGGCCTGGTTCCAGCAATCACAGTACGGCGCCGCATTCTGGCAAGCGACAACCAGCTTGCGCGGCTTCCGCTACATCGCACAGCCGACAAGGTTCTGACCATGGCCGGCCACACTCTCCAAGGTGCTGACGGGGTCGCCAAGGCCCTGGAAGCCATCGCCAAGCGCATGGGCGGGGGTGAAGTGGTCGTCGGCTTCATGGAAGGCGCCACGTACCCGGACGGCACGCCCGTCGCTGCTGTGGCCTACTGGAACGAATTTGGCGCCAGCGGCACGCCGGCCCGGCCGTTCTTCCGCCAAATGATTGCCGCCGAATCCCCCACATGGGCGCCGAAAATGGCGAAGCTGGCGAAGGCCGCGGGTTACGATGGCGACAAGGTGCTGGCGCTGATGGGCGAAGATATCAAAGGCGCTTTGCAACAAAGCATCAATGATTTTACGACGCCCGGCCTTGCCCCGAGTACCATAGAAGCCAAGGGCTTTGCCAAACCGTTGATTGACACGTCGCACATGCTCAATTCAATTTCCTATGAGGTCAAGAAATGAAGAATATCCACGCCTTCACCGAAACGAACACCACGCCCCCGGGCTATATCTCCATCAATGAGGAAGTCGGGCGCCTTACCGTGTCCGTGCGTACCCGCGGCGGCCAGGTTCCGTCGGTCATTGAAATGAACCGGGACCAACTGGACGCCATGCACGCGGACGTCGGCGCCTACCTGGCCGCAACCGCTCCGGTCCCCGTGGTTGAGCCCTTGCCGGAAGCGAAGCCGGAACCCAAGGCCGCGAAGGACAAGGCGTAATCATGGATTTGCGCGGCATCGCCAATGCTGTGACCAGCACGGTCAACCCGAATGAAACCGTTACCGTTTTGCGGTCGACGGGTTACACCATTGGCGCCGGAGCAAAGCAAGTTCCAAGCTATGCGGCCCCGGTCGATGGTCCCGGCCAAGTGCAGGCCCTCGACGCTGACGATATCGCGCAACTTGACGGCTTGAACATTCAAGGCACTATCCGGGCAATCTACTTGCGCGGAGCCCTGGCCGGCGTCGTTCGCCCTGACGGGACCGGCGGCGATTTGGTCAAACGCAACGGCGGGGCGCAAACCTGGCTTGTCGTCAAGGTCTTGGAATCCTGGCCCGATTGGACGAAGGCCGCTATTGTTTTACAGGGCCAATAATGTACACCGCAAGCATTTCAGTCGACCAAGTAATTGACGCCCTGGCGGCATTCCTGGCGCCGTTCGTTCCTGGCGGCCAGATCGTGCGGGCACAAGTCAACCGCGTGGCGCTTCCGTCGAACCCGTGTTGCGTCCTGACCGAATTATTGCAAGTCGATTTAAGCGTGCCCGCAACCGAATATCAGCCGTTGGACAACACGGCCACGATTTACGGCCCGTCGCGCATTGATATTCAAATCGACTTTTACGGGGCGCAAGCCGGCGAGTTTTGCAAGACCGCAAAAACCGCCTTTCGTTCGCATTGGGGGTTTGCGCACTTCCCCGCGAACATTAAGCCGCTGTACACGTCCGACGGCGTTCAATCCCCGCTTACCACGGGGGAACAGCAATACGAAAGCCGATGGACGCTTACAGCATCTATGCAATACAATCCTACCGTTACGGTTCCACAAGAATTTGCCGACCAAGCCTTCCCGAATACGGTAGTTCCGGTCGACGTGATTGCCCCGTAATATGCGGATTACCACTTACTTAATGAGGTGAACAAATGACCATCCCGGCCAGTGACATTGTTGTCGTCAACCCCGGCGTCGTTGGTTCCGGCGGTAATCCGCTGGCTCTGAACGGCGTTATTCTTTCCAAAAATACTTTGCTACCTGCTGGCGAAGTGCGGTCGTTCGCAAGCGCGGCGGCGGTAAGTTCGTTCTTTGGCCCGGCTTCCGCCGAATACGCCATTGCGCAAACCTACTTCCTGGGCTTCGACAATTCCACAATCAAGCCGGGCGCCCTTCTGTTCGCCCCGTATGTGGATGCCGCCCGCGCCGCCTGGTTGCAATCGGGTTCCATGGCCGGCGTGAGCCTGGCCGAACTGCAAGCCATTCCGGCCGGCGTGCTGACCGTCACGGTCGACGGCGTCGTCAAGACTTCGGCAAGCATCAACCTTTCCGGCGCGACCAGTTTCAGCAACGCGGCCACGCTCATTGCTGCCGGCTTCACCGGCCCGAGCGCCCCGACGTGCGCCTGGAACGCGGTCAACAGCACTTTCACGCTGACCAGCCCCACGACCGGCGCGACCCTTTCGTCTATCGGCTTCGCAACCGGCACCCTGTCCGCCGCCCTGATGCTGACCAGCGCAACCGGCGCCATTCTGTCCCAAGGTGCTGACGTTGATACGCCGACCACGGCTATGGATAGCGTCAAGGCCGCGACGCAAAATTGGGTTGATTTTATGACCCTGTGGGAGCCTGTGACCGCCGACAAAGAACTCTTTGCCGAATGGTCCAATGCGCAAAATCAGCGTTTCATGTACGTCGCATGGGACACGGACGCGCAAGCCATTGTGCAAGGTTCGTCCACTTGCTTCGGCGCCATCGCCAAAAACCTGATGTACGACGGCGTCATGTGCGTCTACAACACCAAGGAACTGGCGGCCTTCGTGCTGGGCACCGTGGCTTCCATCGACTTCACCCGCACGAACGGGCGCATTACGGCGGCCTTCAAATCGCAAAGCGGCTTTGTGCCTACCGTGACCGACCAGCAAACCGCCGCCAATCTTCTGGCGAACGGCTACAGCTTCTACGGCGCCTACGCGACGGCAAACGATCAATTCAATTTCCTGTATGACGGCAATTTGCCGGGCAAGTGGAAATGGCTTGATACCTACGTCAACCAAGTGTATTTGAACGCGCAATTTCAACTTGCGTTGCTCTCCCTGCTGACGAACGTTAAGTCGATTCCGTACAACGAAGCCGGCTATTCGCTGATTCGTGCGGCGACGATTGACCCGATCAACAGCGCAATTAACTTTGGCAGCATTCGCACGGGCATTGCCCTGTCCGAATCGCAAAAGGCCCAAGTGAATCAAGCCGCTGGCCGGGACGTGTCGACCACGATTGAGCAACAGGGCTATTACCTGCAAATCCTGGACCCGGGCGCCCAAGTTCGCGGCAACCGCGGCACGCCGGTTATCAACTTCTGGTACACCGACGGCGGCGCGGTCCAAAAGATCACCGTCGCTTCCATCGACGTAATGTAAGGGGAAACCACCATGAGCGACACCACTATCACCAGCGCGAACAGCGTTTTTACCATCGTCATTCCGGGCTTGTTCCCGGCGCCCGTGCAGCTTCAAGGCTACGCCAGCGACAAGGCTTTCACTTCGGAAGCCATTGACCTGGCCGAAGTGCAAATGGGCGTAGACGGGCGCATGACCGCCGGCTTTACGCCGAACCCGACGAAGCAAACCGTTACGCTGCAAGCGGACAGCCCCAGCAAGGACATTTTCACGGCGCTGATTCAGGCCATGAAGACGGCCCGCGAAGTGTTCTATATTTCCGGTTCCATCGCCTTGCCTTCGACCGGCGAATCCTTCACGCTGACCCGCGGCATTCTGACGAACACCAAGCAAATCCCGGATGCTCAAAAAGTCCTGCAACCTATGGACTTCGTGATTACCTGGGAAAGCGTGAACCGTTCGCTGCTGTAATCGCACCAGTTAGGCCCCGGCAACGGCGCAAGCCGGCTTTGCCCTCTCCCGAAGCACGCCGGGGCCGCCTTAAACCTTGGGAGAGGTAACACGATGCGGAGAGGCATTAAAAATGGCACGTTCGACCGTAAATTATACCGTCAAAGACGAAGGCCGCGATTCTGGCAAAGTCTTTGTGCTTACTGAAATGCCCGCCAGCCGGGCTGAATCCTGGGCAATGCGGGCGCTTCTGGCCCTCATGGCAAGCGGCGTCGAAGTCCCGGAAGGGTTTGACCGCATGGGTATGGCCGCAATGGCTGAAATCGGAATTCGCGCCCTGTCCGGGCTCAAGTGGGAAGTCGCGGAACCGCTCTTGCAAGAAATGTGGGATTGCGTGCAAATCATGCCCGACCCCAGCAAGCCGCACGTCGTCCGCAAACTGATTGAAGAAGACATAGAAGAGATTGCGACCCGCGTCAAACTTCGCGCCGAAGTGTGGAAATTGCACACGGGTTTTTTGAAGGCCGTCGCCCCCTCAATCTCCGACGGCTCCCCGGCGGCGGCCAGCAAACGGGGTTCGCGGAATATCTGAATTTGCCGGCGATCATCGGCACGATTCTTTCCAAGCGCATGGCGACCTTGCATGAACTGGATACCGTTTATGGAGTGCGCGACGTCTATGATATGTTGGAGGTCATAACGATAGACGATTACAATAGAAACTTGGCGAACCGGGAATAATCCACATGGCAACAATCATCGACAGCTTGTTGGTAAAACTTGGCTTGGACTCTTCGGAGTTCGACGCCGGGAAGCGTAAGGTCGACAAGGGCCTGAAAGATACCGGAAGCGAAGCGGACAAGACCGGCGCCAAGTTCAAGAAATCGGGCAAGGACGGCGCGGACGGCTTCGGCAATGTGGCCGCAAGCGCCGCCAAATTCCTGGCCCTTATCGGCGGCACCATGGCCGTAAAGCGGTTCATTGAACAAACCGTCGAATCAAGCGCGGCCCTCGACCGCCTTTCCAAAAACTTGCAAGAAGGTGTGTCGACCGTTTCCGCCTGGTCAAATTCCGCGGAGTTGGCCGGCGGGTCCGCCGAAGGCTTGCAAGGCACTTTGGACATGCTTAGTAAGTCGCAAACTGAATTGCAGCTTACGGGACAATCCCAGCTTATCCCCTATTTCTCTGCCCTTGGCGTATCCATTGCGGACGCCAGCGGAAAAGCGCGTTCCGGCGGCGACGTCTTGTTGGACCTGTCCGACCGCTTCTCCAAGATGGACCGCACCACGGCCAACAATATGGGCCGGATGATGGGCATTGACCAAGGGACAATGAATCTCTTGCTCAAGGGGCGCAAAGAAGTCGAATTGATGGTCGCACGGCAAAAGGAATATGGCGCCGTCACCAAGCAACAGGCCGAAGAATCCAGCCGCCTAAAACTGGCGATCACGGAAAGCAAACAGAGTTTTGAAGCCTTCGGGCGCGAACTCTTGTCGGCCGCAATGCCGGCGCTGGAAGGGCTATTTTCGATGATGAAGGACTTTGGCGCCTGGATGCGCGAAAACAAGGAATTCGTCAACGCCTTCCTGACCATCATTGCCGTCGGCCTGGGCGCCATCGCCGCGGCCACAATCCCTATCAACCTGACGGTCGTCGCCGTGCTGGCGCTGGCCGCCGCAATCGCGGCACTGTGGCAGGATTACCAGACTTGGAAGCGCGGGGGCGACAGCTTCATTGATTGGAGCAAATGGGAGCCGGGATTTACCGCCGCCGGCAAGGCCATCAAATGGCTAAAAGACTTGCTGGGGGATATGGTCTATCGCGCCATTGCCGCGGCTGATGTGTTGTCGGCCGTCTTTGAACGCGATTGGAAGCGGGCCAAGTTCGCGGCCGGCGAATTCCTGAACGGTACCGGCAAGAAGTATGGCGAAGAGGAACCGAAGCCGGCCTCCGCACCGGCCGCGGCGCCGGGCACGGTCAATTCCAAGGCCAAAGCCGGCGGCGTCGAGCAAGAGCGCCAGGCAATGGAGTTCTTTCAAAAGCAAGGCTGGACCAAAGAACAAGCCGCGGGCCTGGCCGCCAACATCAAGCGGGAATCCGCATTTGACCCGAACGCGGTCGGGGACAGCGGCAAGGCTTACGGCATCGCGCAATGGCACCCTGACCGGCAAGCCGAATTCAAGAAGCGTTTTGGCAAGGACATTCGGGGGTCGACCCTTGATGAACAAATGGCCTTCATGCACTATGAATTGACCGAAGGCAAGGAAAGCCGGGCCGGCAACAAGTTGCGCCAAACCAAGAGCGCCGAAGACGCCGCCGCGGCCGTGTCGACGCACTATGAGCGGCCGGCGGACAAGGAAGGCGAAGCGGCCAAACGCGGCCAGCTTGCCGTCGCCATGCTCAAGGTCGCGCCCACACCAGCGGCCGGCGTCCCAGCGCCCCAGCCGGCCCCCGCCGAACGGCGCGAAGCGGCCGGCGTCCCAGCGCCCCAGCCGGCCCCCGCCGCGGCGCCGGTCATTGTGGCCGCGAACGAACCGCCGAAGACCTACGCCGAACGGCGCGAAGCGGCCGGCGTCCCAGCGCCCCAGCCGGCCCCCGCCGCGGCGCCGGTCATTGTGGCCGCGAACGAACCGCCGAAGACCTACGCCGAACGGCGCGAAGCGGCCGGCGTCCCAGCGCCCCAGCCGGCCCCCGCCGCGGCGCCGAAGTCCGGTAAGCTGTATTCCGCACAGCCCGGCCCCGTTGCGGCCCTTGGCGGCATCCCTGGCGCCTCTCAGGCGGCCCAAGGTGCAGGGGCGGCACAAGTCGCCATGGCGAACGCTCCGGCGCCCGCGCAAGAGGTTTCCAAGAGCGTAGAAACCCACATTGGCGAAGTGAAGGTCTACACGGCCGCAACGGATGCCAAGGGCATTGCCGGCGATATGGGCAAGAGCCTGGATTACCTTTTTACTTCGCAAGCAAACTATGGGCTGACTTGATATGCCGCTGATTCCATTCCCTGACGTTCCAAAACTCCCGGGCGTGCCATCGTTGCCCCGGTCGCCCAAGTTTCCGCCGCTGGTGCGGGCGGGCCTGGGGCTTGTTCAGGGCATGCTTTGGCGCGTCTTTCAGGTACAAACCCGCTGGGGCGTCTTCGATAGCAAGGGCAAGCCGCTGGGCGACCCGGCGAAGTTCACGGGCCTTGTTGGCAACGCCTTGGACGCCGCCGGCTTGGGCTCCACGCTTTCCACCAATTCCGTCGATTACTCCAAGGACACCAAAGTAAGCGACTTCCCGGTTGAGCAAGGGAGCTTTGCCAGCTACAACAAGGTCGAACAGCCGGCGTCGCCTATCGTCACGCTTTGCCTGACGGGCAGCGAAAACAACCGCCGCACCTTCTTGGAAGCCATCGACAAGGCAACCAAGTCGACGGACCTGTTCAGCGTGGTAACGCCGGAAGTGACCTATATCGACTACGCAATCGAGCGATACAACTACAGCCGCCGGAGTTCCAAGGGCGCCACGCTGCTGATTGTGGAAATCAGCTTGAAGGAAATCCGCCAAGTTTCGTCGCAATACACGCAATCCAGCAAGGGTCAGGTCGACGCCCCGAAGGATGCCGGCGCCACGCCAACCACGGATAACGGCAAGGTGCAGGCGAAGACCCCGGACACGTCGACACTCAAGGCCATTGCCAACAAATTGCCGGCGCTGGCCGATAAGGCGACGTCATACCTTCAAGGATTGGTGAAATAATGCAAACCGTACCTTTACAGCCCGTGCCGGCTCAAGTGAGCAAGGTTGTTTTGGGCGGCCAGAATTGCCAAATCAATATTTACCAAAAGCCGCAAGGCGTCTTCGTGGATATCACCGCGGACGACGTGGAAATCTTGACCGGGACCATTGCCCGGGACATTGCGCCGCTTGTGTCCCGCACCTATACCGGCTTCATCGGCAATTTGCTTTTTATCGACACTCAGGGTAACAGCGACCCCAGCTATGACGGCTTGGGCTCCCGCTTTTCCCTGGTCTATCTGACGGCGGAAGAATATGCCCTCATTCAGTAACAAGAAGCAATTGCGCTTCGTTATCACGCTGGGAACTGGCAAGTTCGGTTCCAGCAATAACGACACGGTCACGCTTCAAGGCTTCCGGGCAATCGCGGAGATTGACAAGGCCGGCGGCATGATGATGGGCACGCTAAAGGCCAAAATCTACGGCGTGAAGCAAGCTGACATGAACAGCATTACGACGCTGCAATGGAAGCCGCAAACGTGGATTCCCAATACCGTGGAAGTCTTCGCCATCGACGGCACAGCCGAAACGCTGATTTTCGCCGGCAACATCGTCAATGCCTGGGCGGACTATCAGGGCATGCCCGACGTGTTCCTTCACATTCAGGCGCAAGCGGCATTCTTCAACGCCTTAAAAGCCATCCCGCCGCGGAGCTTCAAGGGGCCGATTGATACCCCTAGCGTCATGGCGCAAATTGCGGCCGACCTGGGCTACACGTTTGAAAATAACGGCGTCACCACGCAATTGACCGACCTATATTTGCCCAATACCGGCTTGGAGCAAGCCAAAGACCTGGCGCGGGCCGCCGGTTGCGACCTGTACCTTGACGACAAGGTGCTGGCGATCACGCCGCCGAACGTGCCCCGCAAGGCACTGATTCCGGTTATCTCGCCAACGTCCGGGCTTATTGGCTATCCGACCTTTGATGGTGTGGGCGTCAATTTTCAAGCCCTGTTCAATCCGGGCGTGACCTTCGGCGGCTCCATCAAATTGGAAACGGACGTGCAACAGGCGGCCGGGGAATGGATTGTGACGTCGGTCGCGCATCGGCTGGAAAGTGAAAAACCGGGCGGCGCCTGGTATTCGACAATTCGCGGCAACGCAAACGGCCTGGCCGTGACAAGGTGAAATGATGGCGTCAGATAAAGAAATCCCGACCGGCCAGCAAAAGCCCTCAAGCACTTGGGGCGAGTTCAACAATATTGCTTTCATGGTGCAACAGGCCATAGGCAAATTGCAAACCGCGACCCTGGTCAAGATTGAGAAATGCACGAACTCCGGCGGCCTATCCCCCGTGGGCTTTGTCGACGTCACGCCGCTGGTGAATCAGCTTGACGCCGCGGGCAACCCGACCCCGCACGTTACCATTTTCAACGTGCCATATTTCCGGCTCCAAGGCGGGAAAAACGCAATCATCATTGACCCGGAACCGGGCGACATTGGCGTCGCGGTTTTCGCGTCCCGGGACATTACGAAGGTCAAGGCCACGAAGGGCGCGGCCAATCCGGGCAGCTTCCGGCAATACAGCTTTGCCGACGGGCTCTACCTGGGTGGCATGCTTAACGCCGTGCCGGAACAATACGTGCAATTTAGCACGGCCGGCATTCGGATTCACTCCCCGACCCAAGTCAAAATTGACGCCCCCGACATTCTCATGCAGGCGCAAACGGTAGAAATCGAATGCCAAACTTTCACCATGAACGCCGGGGCGTCCGCTACGGTCACGACGCCCACTTTCACGGTCAACGGAAATACCGTGCTTAATGGCACGCTTTCTTCCGGCGGTTCCGGCGGCGGGGCGGCCAGCTTCTCCGGTTCTATGCACGTTAGCCAGGGCGTCACGGTCGACGCCGATGTTGTGGCATCCGGCACAAGCCTTCATACTCACACGCATGGGGGCGTGCAACCCGGCCCCGGCAACACGGGGAGCCCAAATTGACGCAATACAACACACTTTTACTTGACCAAGGAGCTTGGGATTTGGTCATAGACAGCGCCGGCAATATCGCCATGGCGACGCCCCCCTACGCCCTGGCCCAAGACGTTGCCAGCGCCGTGCGCCTGTTCCTGGGGGAACTTTGGTACAACACGCCCAAGGGCATTCCCTACTTTGACGACGTGCTAGGGGAACTCCCGCCCCTTACGCTTCTGATTGGCTACATTGAAAAAGCCGCTCTGACCGTGCCCGGCGTCGTGAGCGCCCAATGTATAATTGCATCATTCGACGCCCGGGAAATTGCCGGCCAAATTCAATTCATTGACGAAACAGGGGCCGCCAATGCCGTTGCCTTCTAGCGTTCCAACAATCCAATTTACCCCGGCTGGCGTCGTTCTTCCTACAGAATCCGCCATCTTGGCGGGCGTGCAATCGGATATCGACGCGGCCTTCGGCGGCGGCCTGAATCCGGCACTTGAAACCCCGCAAGGCCAATTGGCTTCCAGTCAAACCGCCGTTATCGGGGACAAGAACAACGAAGTCGCCTTGATCGTGAATCAGGTCGACCCGCAATACTCCGACGGCCGCTTTCAAGACGCCATCGGGCGCATTTACTTTTTGACCCGCAAGCCGGCCACGTCGACGTCGGTCACGGCCACGCTTGGCGGCGCTCCTGGCACTGTCATTCCGGCCGGCACCCTGGCGCAAGATACCAGCGGCAATACCTACGCCAGCACGGGCGCCGCAACCATCGGGGTCGGCGGTACGGTCGACCAAGAATTCCAGAACATCGCAACCGGCCCCATTCCTTGCGCCGCCGGCACGCTGATTCAGGTCTATCAGGCAATCGCGGGATGGGACACGATCACGAACGCCGCCGACGGCACTATCGGCCATGACGTGGAAAACCGAACCGACTTTGAATTGCGCCGGAAGAATTCGGTCGCCCTGAATGCCCGAAGCACGCCAAACGCAATTTATGCGGCCGTCTTCGATGTGGCCGACGTGCTGGATTGCTACGTGATTGACAACCCCACGAACAACACAGTCAACATGGGCGCCACGAATTACCCGGTCGCCCCGCATTCGGTCTATGTGGCCGCCGTGGGCGGGGTCGACGCGGACGTTGCCGCGGCCATTTGGAGCAAGAAGGACGTCGGTTGCGATTACAACGGGAACACTTCCGTTACCGTCACGGATGCCAGCGGCTACAGTTACCCCCAGCCGACCTATGCCGTCAAGTTTGAGCGGCCGGCGGCTCTTGGCGTCAAATTCGCGGTGCAACTGGTCAACGACCCGCTCTTGCCGCTCAATATTGTCGACTTGGTGAAGGCGGCCGTTATTGCCCGCTTCAATGGCACCGACGGCACCGTGCGGGAGCGCATCGGGTCCATTATCCTGGCAAGCCGTTACTATGGCGCCGTCGCCGGCTGTGCGCCGAATGTGGCCCTTTTGAGCGTGCTTATTGGCACCGTCACGCCCACACTTACCCAAGTGCCGGTCGGCATTGACCAAAAGCCCACATTGTCCGCGGCTGACATTTCCGTTACGCTGGTGTGACCATGCTCAACGTCGAACAAACCATAGTAAGCCAATACGGCAATAGCGCAACCATTACACAACTGGTCCGCAATATCGACCTTTATCTGGACCCGCGGGCGGACTTCGACACTTTCTTTTCCTACGTTTGGAACGTCGAAACGGCACAAGGCTTCGGCCTGGATACTTGGGGCCGAATTGTCGGGGTCGAACGGTCCATCAATGTGCCGGTCGATACGCCAAACCCCGGCATGTTCCCTTTTACCGCGGGCGTCTATGAAATGACGGACGACGAATATAGAACCGTCGTTCTAATCAAGGCCCTGGCGAATATCACGAATTGCACGGCGGACGGCCTAAATCAACTTTTGTCGAACCTGTTTGCCACGCGGGGGCGTTGCTACGTGCGGGACACGGGCGCCATGAGCATGGTTTATACCTTTGAATTCTGGTTGAAGCCGTTTGAATATGTGATAATCACGCAATACCAAGTCGCACCCCGTCCCGCTGGCGTGCTGGCGTCTGTTTTTCAAGTTGACGTGCCAAATACGTTCGGTTTCGCGGAGTCGTTGCAATTGCAACCGTTCGACCAAGGCACCTTTTACGTGAGCTAAGACTATGCCGACGCCTGTTGTTCGACCATCAAATTACCCGCTTCCATTTGCGAATTCGGGGACAAAAAACACCATCCCGACCCCGGCTACCGGGACGGGCAAGGCTTCGTTTACGGAAGGCTTCCCGGCCGTAACCATGATGCCCATTGTCGCGGGCGGCATTCCCCCGGAAGGCAAGGATTTTAACGGCATCCTTTACGATATCACCACGCACACGGTTTGGGTAAATGCGGGCGGGCAATATCAGTTCGACGCGGCCCTATCGACGGCAATCGGCGGCTATCCGGCCGGCATGGTGCTACAAAACAACGCCGGTACGGCCAGCTATGTAAGCGCCGTCGCCAACAATACGACCGACTTCAACACCACGCCTTCTAGCATCGGGACATTGTGGCTTCCATACTCCGGCAAGGCGTTTTCTAACGTCACGATCAACACCACGGGCGGCACGACGGTTCTTACCGCCATTCAAGCCGCCGCGGACTTCATCACCGTCACGGGCACGCTGACCAGTAACGCGACCTTGACGTTCCCGGCCGCTTTGGGCTCCCGGACAATCATCAACAACACGACCGGGGCTTTCAGCGTTACAGCCATTGCCCTGGGCGGCGCTGGCGTGCCAATTTTCCAAGGTGGGGTTGACACGGTCATTTGCGACGGAACGAACGTGCGTTATGAAGATTCCAGCGCCGTGACCCGGTCGCCGGGCGATAGCACGAAAGCGCAAGCGACAACCGAATTCGTGACCGCGGCAATTGCGGCGGCGACAAGTTCCGCCGTCACGCCGTCGCAGCTTTATTATTTCAGTCAATTTTAAGGGGGCTTTATGGCTTCGGGACTTTTGGGCAAAGCGGACCTTGCCGCCGCAACCGATACGCTACTTTTTACGGCTGGCGCTACGCCACAAACCTTCAATGTCCGGTTTGCCAATCGCAATACGACCGCCGTTAAGATTCGTGTCGCCATCGGGACGGGCGGCGCCCCTGCCGCGGCCGATTACGTCGACTACGACGTTACGATTATCGCAAACGGCATTCTTGAAGATACCGGCCTTGTGGCATCGTCCGGGGAAAAGGTTTGGGCGCGGAGCGATACCGCAAATGTGAGCGTTCGCGCCCACGGCATGTAAGGGGTAAATCATGGGTCAACAAGCAAGCAATCCTGGCGTGACAACTCAGACCGTTGTCAATATACCGAACGTTTCGGGCACTAAGGTCGTCCCCGCTGGGTATATGGGCGAATTTGGTAAAGGACTTTGGAAAGTTTATTCAACCCCCGGCACCTATAATTTTACGGTCCCTTCCGGCGTGACTTCTATTCGGGTCCGGGTCGTTGGTGCAGGGGGTAGCGGAACTAGAACGTCTTCGGGACAAGGCGGCGGCGCTGGTGGCGGGTATGCTCACGGCGCTTTTACGGTCACGCCAGGCGCAAGCTATACCGTCACAGTTGGTGCTGGTGGCGTCGGGACAACTACAGGCACAGGCAATGCTGGCGGGGCGTCTTCGTTTGGTGCGCTTATCAGTGCAACAGGCGGCGGCGCTGGTGTAGCTGGTGCGACTCCGCCGACTCCTGGCACCGGAACTGGCGGCGATTTCCAAGCAACCGGCGGCGGCGCACTGAATACTAGCGGTGGTAGCGGTAGCGGTAATGGTGTTGGCGGCGGCGCCGCAGGAAGTCAGTTAGGCGACGGTGGAAGTTCGATCACAACGGCGGGGAGTGGCGGCGGTGGTGGCGTGATTGGTCACGGCGCCCTCAATAATGGCGGTTCGCCTTTCGGCAATGCGTCAACTTCCGACCCGGCGCCGAATATCATCGGGACAACCGGCGCCGGGGCAAATCCGATCAATGCAACGATACGCTTTCCGTTTGACGGGTTCACTGGTCAAGGTGGCGGCGGTGCTAATCCGGCCGGCATTGGTGGTGGGGGAAGTACTTCGGCCACTTTGACAAACAGGCATGGCGGAACAGGTGGTGGTGGTGGCGCAGGGGTTCCCGGCAATGGCGGAAACGGCGGAATAGGTGGCGGCGGCGGGTCTTCGGACAGCGCAAACACTGGCGGAAACGGCGGAAACGGCCTTGTCGTTGTGGAGTGGTAATCATGGAAAACTGCCAAACTTGCAAATTCTTTTTGCCGCAAGACGAAGCCCAAGGGCTTTGCCGACGCAATCCGCCCGCCCCGATTCCTACGGAACACGGCGTAATTTCGTTTTTCCCGACCATGCTTAATGAAGGATGGTGCGGAGAGTTCAAGGAGAAACAGCAATGACCAACTTTGCCCGTGTAATTGACAATGTGGCCGTCGACGTAAGTGCGGACCCTGAAAATTGTTTTCATCCTGACATTGCCGCGCAATTCGTTTCCGTCCCGGACAACGTGCAAACCGGCTGGCGCAAAGGCGCCGACGGCAAATGGAACGCCCCGGCGCCGACCCCCGAACCCGCCCCGCAAGTGTCCTATCCGAAGGTCGGCCCGATTCATTTTCAAATGCTTTTCACGCCACAAGAAGCCGTCACGGTGGACGAATTGAAAGCGACCGACAAGGCGCTGGCATCATTCTGGAAACTGATTGATGACCCGCGCACGGATACCGTCGACCTGGGCCTGCAATCGGTTCAAGGCGCAATCGAATACACCCTTACGGCCGTCAAGGCCGCCGGGGTCGACGTCGACGTACCGGCCCGCAAGGCGGCCATTCTCTCCGGCGTGCTGAAATGAAACAACGGGCCGCACTCTTGGCGCTATGGGCGCTTTGCCAGCTTGCCCATGTGGTTGCGGCCCTATGGATGCTTTGCGCCATTCTGGCGGGCTCTCCGCGGGCATGGCGCCTGGCCGTGTCCTATGACCAGTTAGCCAATACAGCTTTTGGCGGGGACGAAGACGAAACAATCAGTAGCAGGGCATACAAGGCGGCCACACGCGGGCGTCGGTGGGGTTGCGTGCTTTGCAAACTACTCGACAAAATTCAGCCGAATCATTGCCGGCAATCGGTTGAACCCGACGAAGGGGACAAAATGCCGGCCAACACTACGCCCGAGTAAAAGCCATGCCAGAAGAAAAACCAGCGTGCGGCGGTAATATCGACCATTGCCCACAAGTCCAACAAGTCCAACAAGCCGCGGAAGACGCCGTGCGCAAAGTATTTGCCATCCTGGGGGTCGACGTCGATGTACCCAAGGAAGTTGAAGAATTCCGCGAAAATCTCCGGTTCGGGGCATCCATGCGCCGGGCCGCCGACAAAGGCATGTTGACGATTATCGGCGTGCTTGCAACTGCCATGCTGGCCGCATTGTGGGCCGGTATCGTTTCCAAAATCACGGGGGGCCATTAACCATGAAACCAATTTGCCGGCATCGTTCGCTTTTCCTCTTCGGGGGCGCCATCATCGCGGCGGCCCTTTCCTACTACACCGACCCGGACGCCAACGGCTTGTCGACCATCCTGGGCGGCCTGGCGATCATTCAAGGCATTTGGGCTGTGACCGCCGCGCACCTGGGCCGCAAAGCCCTGACGGACTACCCGGAAGCCGACCAGCGCCGGTTATTTACCAAAGCCGGGGAAAGCCCCGTCGGCGCCGGGCTGGCCCTTATTGCCCTGGCAATTGTGTTCGTCGGCCTTCTGCTGGTCTTTGCGCCCCGTGCCCATGCCGACACCTTGCCGGCCGGCTTCCACACGTATGGCGCCACGTTGCGGGCCGAACAGCGGCAATTCTGGCCCGACCATCCTGACCCCGCGGCGCTGGCCGCCCTGGTTGAACAGGAATCATGCGTGTCGCTCAAATCCCCAAAATGCTGGAACCCTGGCGCCAGGCTCAAGACTGACCGCGAAGAGGGCGCCGGCATGGGGCAGATTACCCGGGCCTATCGTGCCGACGGGTCCATGCGCTTTGACGCCCTGGCGGACCTTCGGGAGCAATACGACGCGGAGCTTGGCGCCTTGTCCTGGGATAGCATCTATCAACGCCCCGACCTGCAATTGCGGGCGCTGGTGCTTATGAGCCGCGACGCGGCCCGTCCCTTTCGGGCTTCGGCCGCCTGGTTGCACTTCGGGGATGCTGGATATAACGGCGGGGTCGCCGGGGTTCAAAAAGAGCGCCGGGCCTGCAAACTGTCCGCCGGCTGTGACCCGGCCCAATGGTTCGGCCATGTGGAACGGCATTGCCTCAAGTCCCGGCAACCCCTATACGGCGGCCGGAGCGCGTGCGATATCAACCGCCAGCACGTCCACAATGTCTTTTTGGTCCGCCGGGCCAAGTACGTGGGAGTTATGTCGTGAACCGCCTTGTGGCCCTGGTAATCGGAAACCCGACCCTTTTCCTGTGGCTCTTGCTGGGCTCTTTTGCCTTGGGGCTGGCTTCTGGTGCGGGCGGCGCGTGGACGGTTCAAGGCTGGCGCCTGGATGCCGTAAAAGCTGAATTTGACGGCTTCACGGCCACGGTGAAGGCGCAAGGGGAAGCCGCGGAAAAATTGGCGAAGGCCGCCGCGGCCGAAGACAAACGCAACAAGGAAAAATCCGATGCCGACTATCAAAATGCTATATCTGGCCTTCGTGCTGACGTTAAGCGGTTGCGCGACGACCGTGCCCGTAGCGGTTACGTGCCCGCCGCCCCCGCCGGTTCCCGAAGTCCTGGCCTTGCCTGCTTCGACCGGGCCGAGCTTGAGCAAGCGTTACAACGACTTGATGTTGGAGTTTCGGGAATCATTGGTGAAGGCGACGCGGACGCCGTAGGGCTCAACGCCGCACGCTCTTGGGCGGCTGGCATTCGGCCTGATACGTCCCCTGATAGTCGGGCCAATCCCCAGCCTTGACCATCGCGCAATAGTGCGCTTGCTGGTCGACCGCGTCGTCATAATCCATTTGCCCGACTAGCCCGAACAGGGCCAGGATAACCAAAAGGGCGATTGTCGATTGCGTCTTCGTCATGGCTCTATCCTATCAAGTAAAAGTCGATACGCGGCCCGCATGCCGGCCAAGGAACCGCCCCGGGCCTGGTATGCCGCGACCATTTCGGCGGCCACGTCGGCGGGCAATTCAAGCGGAAATTTGCGCGACGTTTTCGGCTTCAAGTCCGCTTCAAACTTGGCGACCGCCTTTGCCCGCTTCGTGCGCTTGTCGACCGGCTGACATTGCGGCGGGTCCGGGTCGTTCGTGTCCCAATTCAGCCCGCACGCGGCGCAAATCATTTGGTCCCCATACTGGCGGGCCTGGCAAGCGTGCGGGGGCCTGGTCATTTCTGGTTCGCCTTCCAAGCCTTATACCAAGGCGCCATGTAAATGGCCGACCGGGTCAAACCGACTTTGGCGGCGGCGGCGTAGGGCGTCAAGCCCTGTTCCGTAACCAACTTGCGGGCCTTCTTCATTGCGTCGGATTCGCGGGCGGCCATTATTTCACCCCCAGCATTTCGACCAGCCCGTCAAGCGTGTGGCCGGCTTTCTGAATATCGGTCATGCCGCCTTTGTCGCGTTCGCGGGCAAGGTAGGCAATCGCGGTTCCTTTCATGTAGCCGCGGAATTCTTCGGGCGTGAGCCAGGCCCGCAAAACTTCCCAAGGCTGATAAGCGCCCAATTTTTTGTAATGGTCGCCGTCGATTTGGATATCAAGGACGGAAAGGGCTTCGGCAACGGTTGGCATTGGCTGGCCGTCAACTTCAAAGACCGTCGGCACGTCGGGCGTGTTCACTTCACCTTTGCCGCGGGCGCCCGCGTAGGTCGTCAATTCCGGCGTCGACGTCACGACGATAAACACGTCGCCGCTTTCCCGGTCGGTTAATTTGGTCCCTGTTTTGTAAATCACTTGCTGCACTCCTTAACGATGAATTCCCGGACGGCTTCGTATACCGCCCCTTCCCACGGCTTCCGCATTCCCGTTGCCTGCATGCGGATTGCCACATATTCGACCGCCCTGTGCGCCATCTTCCGATCGTGCCTGACGACCATCATATCTCCCCAATAATCGACGGCATAGTGCAAGGCATTTGCGGACGGGTACAGGGCGTCGGGCGTGGCGTAGAGGTATGCCCGATAGGCCAGCATGCCGCCAAGCTGGCAGGGGTTCGCGCCGGCCTGTTCCGGGGCCGGAGTGGGCAGCGGACCCCCGGGCGCCATGTGCTGGCATTCTTCAATGGTCCCGTCGGGGTTGAACTGCTGACAGCCCGCGGAAGCCGTGGCGGCCACGCTGGCAAGCATGAGGGCGAAAAGTAATTTTTTCACTTTGGGTTAAGTATTTGGTCCAATTCTTCCCGCCCATAGGCCGCGGCATTCGCCACGGTTTGCCCAAGTTCGGTAAGTTCTTTGGCGATTGCGTGGGCTTCGGCCTTGTTGTCTCCCTTGAGCTTTTCGCCCAATTCAAACACCCGGTCGGCCAGCTTTTCTAAAAAGTCCTCTTCGGGATATTGGGCGATTGCCTCAGACACGCGGGCTTCAATCGTGTCGACTTCGGGACGTTCGGCCAATTCGTCCGCCAGGCGTTCGCATCGCGCCATCAATTCACGTTCGACGGCCGTTCGCAAAATCTCCGGTTCGCAATCAAGCGATGCCAGTAAATGGCCGTCGTCCATGGAAGCCAAAAGGCCGGGATTCAGTATTAGCATGGCTTTACACTGATGCGGCGGGCTTCGGGGAAGCGGTCGATTGCGTCAATGACGGCGTCGCAACTGTGGGCAAAAACACCCATGTATTTTTCGCCATCAACGGTAATCATAAATTTGCGCATTGCATCTTCCTTTCGTGAGTTGATGTGGCGAGTATAGGTAAATTATTTAACTACGTCAACACCCAAGTCGCGCAAGATTGCTTCGGACTTGGACACATACCACGCATAGTCGATATCATCCGGGAATTCGTCCGGTAGCGTCATGCACGGCATGGCCCCATAACTCCCGCCGACAAGGTTGCCATTCGTGGCATAGACAATTGGGCCAGGGCTCCGCGTACCGTAATACCAGCGAATGACCTTGCCGAGATATTCAGGGCGCTGGGGCTCAAAGCAAGCCGTGTATGCTGTGGCCGCTGGCGCCAGCACGTCCCCGCGGCGCCATTGGCGGCCATCCTTGACCCAGCCGCACGCCTGCAACGTGCCGACCATATCCATGACCCTGGCGCCCTTGCGCGGACCTTCGCCCCACATTTTCACGGCGCCCCCGGCGACCTTCTGGATGGTCACAAATTTGGTAATGTCCCGGCATGCGGAAATGGTGTAAAGCAACGGGAT